CGCGCAGCTTGATTCCCTCCAGCCGCTTTTGAAACTCTGGATCCGCCCCTGGGTTGGCGAACGTCTCCCACGACATGGCGAACTGGCCATTAACCGTGAACCAGAATCCCTTCGTGGCGTCCCAGTTGATGCCTGTCGTCTCCCCAAAGAAGCCGTCCATAGCAAAGCTCTTGAGGTTGCCCGCGGCGTCAAACGAGAGGTGGCCATCCTCCCATGCAAATTTCGCCCCCTGCTGTTCGATGATTGTGGGCGTAATCTCTGCCGAGAGCGCAATGGTCTGCATGCCCTGGCCTTTGCCCTGCCCGCCGGTAAACAAAGCGCCGACAATCTTCAACCATTCAGGAATCTGGATTTTATCCAGCTCGCCCAACTGCGAGACAAAGCCGGTAAACTGGACGCCGGCATAGTCTTTCGCCGTCTGTAGCATCTCTGCCAGCTTGGGCTGTACCGACGCCCACACCGCAGCGGTCTTGTCCTGGATGCCGCCAAAATTCACAGCCCACGCAATACCTAGCCCGACAACCGCCAGAATCGCCAAACCGATCGGCCCGGATATGACAGCCATTGCGCCCGCTACCATTGCGACGCCCTTGGCGATGCCGGGAAGGACAAAAAGCAGCGGCCCAAGCGCAGCCACCAGGCCGATGCCGGCCAGTATCCACCCCTGTACGTTGCTGTCCATCTTGGCGAACTGGTCAACCAGACTAACCAGACCATCAGCCAGCGGCATTACCTTGTCTAGCACGATGGCCAGCCCAGGCGCCAGGCCGTCACCCAGCTTCTGGCCGAGGACTTCGGCATAACGCTGCAGCTGGTCCATGCTGAAGCCAACTTTGTTCAGCCCTTGCGTTTGCGCCAAAAATGCCTCATCTGCCATACCCGCCGCGCCTTGCATGGCTGTCATGTTCTTGGTGAGCGTTTCATGCTGCGCCCCAGTCAAGGCGAGCGCGAGCGTAACGCCCTCAATGCTACCGATGTAGTCCGTGAGTGGCTTGCCTGAGCCCTCTGCCGTGCTGACAATGGCGTCGAGTGTACCCTGCAATCCCTCCTGCTTGAGCATCGCCTCGCCGCTGCTGTACCCCATTTTCTTGTACAGTTTGGTCATGCTGTCGGTGGGCGCCATCAGCGATTGCAGGATGCCCCGGAACTGTGTCGCCACCTGCGAGCTTGTGCCGGTCACGCCGGCGCCTGTGGCCATGACTGCGAACAAATCCTCTTGCGCCACACCGAGCGACGCAGCCAGCGGCGTAACCGTGCCGATGCTGGCCGCCAGCTCGGGGAACGTCGTCTGGCCTAGGGCCACCGTCTGTATGGCGAGGTCTGCGGTATGTTTCACCGCCTCGGCTGACGTATCGTTGTAGCCCTTGGTTACTGCCGATGTGAGGGCAATGGCTTCCGATGTGGAAGATAGCCCCGCCTTGGCGAGCTTGGCGTTGGTGCGGAGGATCTTCATCGAGTCGGCGTCGTCACCGAACGCAGACACAACCTGGTACATGCCGTCTGCCATGTCCTCGGTTGACGCCCCTACCTCGATCGAAAGGTCCTGAATGCCCTTCTTCATCTCCTTGAGCCGGTCAGTGCCGATACCAAGGGAGCCGATGTTCGCCATCGACTTATTTAGATCGTTGGACAGCTTGACGGATGCAGCAGCCACGCCCAGGATGGGCAGCGTAATCGCGCCCGTCATGGCACCGCCAACCTTCTGCATGTTCTTGGCAAGCGACTCGGTGGACTGTTTCGCCTTATTGACGCCGCGGTCGAAGTCGCTGCTATCTAGGCCCAACAGGACGTTCATACGTGCGATCGTGGACATGCTATCCCCCTAGCGCCGCCCGCGCCTTGGCAATCAGCCGCTCAGCAGCTTGCTCTTCCGTTTCGGGCTCGAATTGCGGCATAAAGTCCTGTGGGCTGTAGGCCTTGGTGTTCTTGCCCCGGTTGCTATTCGCTATGGTGCTCGCTATGATCGCCATTCTCAGATCGTCCCGTTCCTCGCCCCACGGCTCCAGTGCACTGTATGCCATCCACTCGGCAAACTGTACGCTGGAGATTTCCGACAACATCCGGTCAACGTCAGGCCGGCCCAGTGCGAGTGCTAGTCTGAGGGAGAATCTTCGCTCTGGCCGGCGCTGGAGTTTTTTGCGAGTTCGTCCACATCCTCGTCCCGCAAGCCGTTCAGCTTCTGGGCTACTGTGAAGATGCGGTCAAGCGCACTGGCAGACTTGCCACCGAGCGGGAACGTGTCGCCCTCGTCAGAGCAGGCACAGGCGAGCACGGATGTTCTCGAGGTTGGTCGTCACCCGCTTGCCGTTGCGCTGGACGGTCGATGCCTCGAAGTGGTCGCGCTCGCTGGCGTTGAGCGATCGCACCTTGACCCAGGCATTCCATTCGGGGACAAACACGTCCTCTGTCTTGAGGTCATCCATAGCCAGGATTTCTGATTTGTTGAGGAATTTCTTTACTGCTGCTGCCATACTATATCTCCATTGATAATGCCACTTACGCGCGGGCCGGTGTTGCCCGCTGCCAAGGGTTGGTTGCTTCGGGTCGTCCAAATGATTGCCGCATCACGCGGCTGGCTACTACATCGTGCCAGTAGACGCTGGGCTGTGACCGCCAGATGGCCGCTATCAGGTCGTAGTCACTGGCATAGTGCCCATGCTCCATCGCGCTCGCGTGCGCCTGCCAGGCGGCACGCCGCACCACGAACGCGCTGCAGCCGATCTGGCCCAAGACCGGCGGGCCCATCCATGTGTCGTCACCCGGCAAGATGCGGCCGGCGCCATGGTCCATGCGCAGCATGATCACGTCGGGGTCACTGTCCGCCACGATGAACTTGAGCTCTTCTACCAGCGTGGGCAGGATGCAGGTATCGTCGTCGTCCAGGATCCAAATGTATTCACCCACCAGGTGGGGCGCATAGGCCGCAAGGTTCTCGCTGGCCCAGTCGATGCCCCGCCCAACTTCATCCACGAGCAGCGTCTGCACCCAGTCTGGGTCAGTCTGCCGGCGCAATGACTCCTGGTTGATGCGCAGCAGGTGCGGTCGGGCATTGAACGTACGGGTCAACACCTCGAGGAAGGGCATCAGTCAGCCTCCCAGCGTGCCAGGCTGCCAGGGTCGGGGTAGGTGCGGCCGTCGCTTTCGATGTGGTAGGCAAAGATCGACGTGTCGACCAGGAAGGGCCATGGCTTATCGGCGTACTCTGTCCACCCGGCCTTGCGCAGATAGTCGCCGGCAATGACCCGCTTGCACCAGTCGAGGTCACTCGTCATGCTGTGCGCTGAGTATTCGCCCGTCTCGGGATTGACCCAGCTATCCCGCGGCGTATTGAACACCCGGCGCACCTTCGTGCCCTTGATGCTGTACTCTTCACAGTCTGGCCACATGGCCCGAATGAGGCCCATGTGAATGAGCACCAGACCAGTGGGCACGGCTACCACTTCCACCACGTCACCGAGTTTCCAGTTGGTGTAGTAGGAGTCGCCCAAAGTGCGGAATACCATCGGGTCGGATGGGAAGGCGCGCGAGAAATAGAGGCCACTGACCACGGGCGCCTTCTCGTCGACCATGTACTTATTGAGCTTGACGAACGTATCGGGAGGGAGCACCACGTCATGTTCGTGCAGCAGCAGCCATTCGTAATCGAGGCGCATCGCTTCGGCCACGATCAGGTTCTGCGCATCGGCGACCAGGTGGCGGAGCGGGTAGTATTCGCCCATCGTCTGCATGAATGAACCCATGCTCCAGTTGATAGGCGTCATCTGGTTGTAACGAGCCTGCACCCACTCTACACGCACGTTGCCCGTGCAGGCCGTGCCCACAAACAGGCGATTGGTGTAGTCGTTGCGGCCACTGTCCTTGATGACGATTCGGCGCGGGCGCACGGGCGATTCCGGCGGGGTATCGTCTTCGTAGACCTTGTTGCCGGCAGAGTCGATGTGATAGAGCCGGTCAAGCTCCTGCAAGTCACCGTTTTGCAAGAATCGCCTCGATGTTTCCATCCACGCTCCACTTAATATCTACCAACCGCCACGGCAGCGGCTGGTAGTGCTGCCAGAGGCCGCTGCGGTGTTCTGGGTCGAAGTGGAACCATGTCAGCTCGGTGACGGGATTGCACGCCGCCGGGTCGCCCTGGAAGTAGCTATTGGTCCCATAGTAGGTAACGACGGCCAACTGTGCGCCGGGCTTGAGGATGCGCCACAGTTCGTCCATCAGCACGAACATTCCCCACCTGGCGGGATTGATGCGGCTGATGACGTGCCCCATCTGCGCAATGATGGCGCTGCTGTCCTCAAGCGGCCAGGGCACCTGTTCTAGATCCCACAGACAATCAAGGCCAGGCACAGAACGGTTGTCGATGTTATACCAACCGTTCTGTACGCTGCCGATGTTGAGCCTGTAGCCTGACAGCCTCTCAGGTACACTCATGTCGTGGTGTACGTCCATGTGGCGCTGCCGGTCTGCTGCAGGCTCACCGACATGCCCAGCTTGTCATCATACGGGGCATCCACCGTCGTGTTCTTGACGAACGCCTGGAACGCCACCTTGGCGATATTGCCCGCGATGGTCGGGAATGTGATCTGCCACGGCACCGTCAGGCGCTGGTCGCGCAAGTACATGATGCCGCCGCTGACCGCCTTGTGCGTGGCGCTCGTCGGGTCGAAGTTGACGTCCAACGTCACCTCGCCGGGGCTGATGAAGCTAGCCACCATCTCACGGTAGGCCTCCGAGCTGTCATGGCTTGTCACGTCGATGGTTGAAACCTCGCCGTCCAAGCCGCTGATATTCGTCACGTTGGTGAGGGTCGTCGCTGTCGTCGTCCCCGTAGCCGTGCCGAACGAAACTACACAACCGAATGCCGCTCTACCTGGCATCTCATACCTCCTGGAACTGAATCATGTAGTCCTGAGCAACGCCACTGTGGCCTGTCTCAGGATCGTCCAAATCTCGCTCACCGACGCATAAGCACGAGCCGATCGTCAGTGTCCCCCATGTTCCGCTGTAGCCGTCCAGCCGCCCCCGCACAGCCGCTGCCACGTCGTAGGCGCCGGCCGGCGTCGTTGCCCAGCTGGTGACCTGCATCCGTGGTCGTGGCAGCCCGTCGGGGCCGTCCATATCGTGCAGGCGCCGTGTATCGATGCGCTGGTACACGATCGCCGGCAGCGTCGGTGTCTGCGGCAGCATACGTGCGTGCATACGCGTGCCCACGAGCGCAGCCACGGCCGCCCCCGCCAGTGTGTATGTGCGCAGCTCAGCCTCGAGTGTC